GAATGGGTTATAGAATTGCCCCTCTAGCCAACAACTACGAATCACGTAACATTTTAGTTTAATATGGCCAGCAAATTCGCACGTGGTAAGTTTACTATGACTAACCCCGGCAAATACGTCGGACTTAAAACTCCGGTATACCGTAGTAGCTGGGAGTGGAGTTTTATGCGATTTTGCGACACAAACGAAAGTGTACAAAAATGGGCAAGTGAAGCAATACAAATCCCCTACAGAGATCCTCTAACTGGACGCCAAACAGTATATGTTCCAGATTTCTTTATACAGTATGTAGATAAGAAAAATCGTATGATTGTAGAACTTATTGAAATTAAACCAGCTAGTCAAACACTAATTGAACGGGTAGGCAAAAACAAATACAATCAAGCACAGTTTGTTAAAAATCAAGCTAAATGGGCCGCTGCCACAATGTGGTGTAGGCAACAGGGTATAAAATTTCGAATTGTTAACGAAAATGATTTATTTCATCAAGGCGGCGCATAAGTAAAGTATGACTAAAAAACTTGAAGAACTTTTAAATTTGCCTGCTAGTAAGGAACTTATTAAAGCAGAAGAAAAAAAGAAACAAAAAGCCGCCGGCGAAAAACCTGATACATTCTTACGTAGCATGGAAGAATTTGACAAAATTTCAGCTAGTTTGCCCGCAGTCAAGGGACTAGGCGATGCCGCAGATTCAGAGTTTGACGCACTTGCACAACGTGCTACAGATGCTTACGATGACTTAATGGATTTAGGAATGAATGTAGAAGCACGTTACAGTGGCCGAATTTTTGAAGTAGCGGGCGGCATGCTTAAGAATGCTATTGACGCTAAAGCTGCAAAAATAGACAAAAAACTCAAGATGATCGAACTACAGCTAAAGAAAGCTAAACTTGATCAAGATGCTAATCAAGAAGACAACAGTGTTAGTATACAAGGTGATGGTTTTATTGTAGCAGATCGCAACAGTTTGATCGAAAGATTAAAGAATATGAAATAAATACAATACTGGGATTACACAATGAAATCATTTAAACAATATGTCACCGAAAGCAAACAAGTTTACGAATTTAAAGTAAAAATTGCTGGCGACTGTCCAAAAGACAGCGTTACAAAAATTAAACAAGCTCTAGCACAATTCAAAGTAGAATCGTGCTCGGAAGGAAAAAGCACCCCCATTCAAGAAACACAAGTTGACTTCCCAGATCAAAAGAATGTAGGTGTTACAGTATACGATATTACTACAGCATATCCAGCAACTAGTTTACAAATTCGTGATTTAGTAGCTGAATACTGTAGTGTTGCACTTGCTAAAATTAAAGTACGTAATTTACTAGAGCAAGAAGAAGAAGCATTAAATCACGCTAACGACAAACTAACTGGTGAGTCACTATTGGAAAAACCATTAGAAGATGTAGATGGTCAAAAATTAGTTGGCGACAAGCAGGTGATGAGCTTGCTTAAGGAACTTGGTACACGTACAAAGAAGCTAACACAATATAAAGGTGTTAACGAAAAGATTTTAGCAAAGAAAGCCCCGAGTGAAAAAACAGTCAAAGCAGATAAAGTAGTACCTGCGAAAAGCCCGCTTGGTAAGGTTTCAAATCCAGATCCAAGAAAAGGAAAATAATATGAACTTTCAAGATTTATTAGCAAAGATGAAACAGCTTGACGAAAACGAGGTGGCCATGACTGAACCTGTAGACGGCGCAGTTCCTCCAGAAGCATCTACTGAAGTATCGGTTGAAGAATGCGGAATGGATATGATGCCACCGTCTCGTATGGCTGCTCCAAAACAAAGCGATTCAGTAACCATGAATGTTAGTATGAATGGCAGTGGTGCTGGCGGCATCCGTGATTTACTAAATGTTCTAAAAGATATTCAAGACGGGCCAGAACATGACGCACCTGACGCAGACTCTGGTGACCACGATATACTAATTGGTGAGCCTGAAGAGTCGTATGAAGAAGATGTAAATGATGGTGGATTTGGTGGATCTACTAATAACCCTGATCAAATAACATTAGACATTAATGACGTTGTCAACGTTGGCACACCAATTAACGGTGGCGATCATCGTCCACGTCAAGCTGGATTACCAATGGGGAATCCACAGGTTCAAGAAGGCCTAGTTAGACAACTAGCCGCTCATTACGCAGCCGTTAAAGGACGTTAATACTTCCTAGTAACAGTATCAAAAGCACTCTTCGGGGTGCTTTTTTTATGTAAATAAACATATGGCAAAATCACTCGACGGCGTCTTAACCAAAAAAGCGCACACCACTGAAAGATTCTCAGAAGAGCAGATTAAACATCTGCTGGCCTGTGCCGATCCTGAAAACGGTTACTTATATTTTGCCAAACATTTCTTTTATATACAGCATCCTGTTAAAGGCAAGATGCTGTTTCAACCTTTTGAATATCAAGAAGGATTACTACACAGCTATCACGACTATCGTTTTAATGTAAACATGCTTCCACGTCAAAGTGGCAAGACTACATGTGCGTCAGCGTACCTACTTTGGTATTCTATGTTTCACCCGGATCAGACTATTTTAGTTGCCGCGCACAAGTATACGGGTTCACAAGAAATTATGCAACGTATTAGATACGGATATGAATTATGCCCTGATTATATCCGAAGTGGTGTTGTAAACTATAATAAAGGGTCAATGGAGTTTGATAATGGATCAAGAATTGTATCGGCTACTACAACTGGCAACACTGGCCGTGGTATGTCAATTTCCCTACTGTATTGCGATGAGTTTGCATTCGTTCAACCAAATATCGCCACTGAGTTTTGGACTTCAATTAGCCCGACACTAGCAACTGGTGGTCGAGCAATTATTACCAGCACACCCAACTCAGACGAAGATACGTTTGCTAATATATGGAAAGAGTCACAAGACAAGTTTGACGAGTTTGGTAGTGAACGAGCTGATAACTTAGGACGCAACGGGTTCCACGGATTTAGAGCAGAATGGCACGAGCATCCTGATAGAGACGATAAATGGAAGGCAGTTGAAATGGGCCGTATTGGTGAAGAACGTTTCCGCCGTGAATACGGTTGCGAGTTTTTGGTGTTTGATGAAACACTGATCAACAGTATCAAGCTAGCAGAAATGACGGGCAAAGAGCCGCAATTTAAAATGGGCCAAGTCCGTTGGTATAAAAAGCCAACCCCGGGTAACACTTATTTGGTAGGGTTAGATCCTAGTTTAGGAACAGGTGGCGACTATGCAGGTATACAAGTATTTGAATTGCCTAGTATGGTACAATGTGCCGAATGGCAACATAATTTAACTATTGTCCAAGATCAAGTTAAAATCTTTAGAGATGTAATTAGATACATTCAAGATGAAATAGGACAAGATTACGCTAACAGTATTTACTGGAGTGTTGAAAACAATACCCTAGGGGAAGCCGCACTAGTGGTAATTGCTAATCTAGGGGAAGATACGTTTCCGGGACTGTTCCTTAGTGAACCAGTTAAAAAAGGCCATGTACGTAAATTCCGTAAAGGATTTAACACTACTTATGGCAGTAAAATATCAGCATGTAGTCGCTTAAAATACTTTATTGAACAAGATCAAATGAAGATTAATAGTAAGCCCCTGCTAAGTGAATTAAAAACATTCATTGCGTCGGGCGTAACATTCAAGGCAAAAACTGGGCAACACGACGATCTAGTGTCAGCGTTATTATTGATTGTACGCATGACTGTGATACTAGCAGATTGGGATCCTGCTGTATTTGCTAAACTTGCCATAGAATCCCAACTAGACGAAGATTGGCAAGCACCCTTGCCTATATTTGTTTCCTCAAACATCTGATAAATATACTATGGAATCTAATTTAGACAAAATTGCGCTTGATCTTTACGGTAAGATACAAACCCGCTTTCCTAACATACAAGTTGGGAACGAATCTGGTGACATTATCACTAGAAAAAAAGAAATGAACCAAGGCCGCTTCTTTGAATTTGAATACAAAGAAAACGGAGAATCACTGGGTACAATTACAATTACACTTGACGACGATGAAGGTATTGTAGTACAGCTAGCCGGTGATCTAGTGGATAAAAAACATCCACGTTGCGGTGAATTTTTAAAAGGTCTTAGAATATTTGCTAAGAAACGTCTATTAAAATATGATGAACAGAACATAGGTAAGGACAGCTTAGACAAGCGTGACTACCATTATCAA